TTTCAGGTTCAATACCAAACTCTGGTACTTCTTTCAATCCGACAAGTTTAGTATAAGTTCCTTTAGATTCGCCATAAGATAGCGTAATTCCATTCGCTAGCATGTTTAATTCTCCATTCTAAATTGAAAAACAAGCTCTGAGTGTAGGTCAACAACACCTTCAAAACGCATGACTTTATGTCTCAAATGAGACGGGTCTGGCACGTCTTGGCAGTCGGTTCTTCGCAAGCCTAAAGACTCAAAAATCTGATTGATTTTAACAGCTACCTCACTAGTGCTGGTATCATCAAAGATATCCACCTTGTAGCGGATAGATGATTTTTGTTCCTTGTCATCAAACCACTCTCCGGGCTTGTTTTGTTCTTCCAAAAAAATAACGACTGGGAAAGTCTCCCAATCGCTAGGATAAGTATCGGTCACATTATCTGCGACCTTTTGCAATTCTTTATAAATAACAGGCTTGATATTGATCATTATATTTGTTCTCTTATCTTTCTACGGACATAATTCGAAATATTCTTAGACACACGCTCTTGATTGTCTCTCAAAGCTGGATAAAGATAAGGCTGGGCAGGTTGACCATACATCTTGTAGAATTCCCCAATCTTTTGAAAGTGGTAAGGTCCTACATTGATTTGGTCTTCATGCACATACCATGGACTAGACCGATAAGACACGCTGACCTCTGGCGATATACCCGAATGGCTAGCCTGTCCTTTTGGCCCTGTACCAAACTCTACGTATGGCGCATAGTGTAGATTTGTGTAAACCTCTCCTATAACCTTATCTCCGTCCATTTTAACCCTAGTCTTGATACTATTTCTAAGTTCTCCATTGTTACCTGGTGCAAGTCTTTTAGCATCAGCTTGGACAATGGTTTTGGCTGCATGATGAACCGCTTTTGAAACAATATCTCGTTGCGCAACATCTGACAACTTTCTGAACTTAGCTATAAGTCTATCTGCCCCTAGTAGCTCTGACACGCTCTAACTCCAAGACTTGATGATGTGTGTAGACCTTTTTAGAGATAACCCTATGAGTCACTTCCGTCGGGCTATCAATACACACACCATCTTTCACTTTGATAGTAGCTGACCTGTTGGCATTTGCGTTCAAAATATCATTGACACGCTCGCCATACAATTCAGATTGTAACTTGCTACTAGCTGGCCACAATTCAAGACGGACTGTCTCAGCTTTCTTGGCATATCCTTCTTTTGCGACACCTTCCTCTGTGACAGTCTTTTCAAACCGTCGCATTGGATAAGGTTTCAGTCTACTCTGCTTCAAAAACATGGCCTGCCACCCTTGCTAGTCTGTGCATGCGTATACGCTGTAGAAGACCCGTAGACAGGCCGTTTTCTCCGTAGACTACTGCTATGCCACCTTCGGTTCTAGAATGCTCTCCTTCCGCTCCTGAGCGGTTGTGGAGCTCGATAGCAACCTCAGGTATTAAGAGACTTAAAGCAGGTGTCAAAGATGTGCGATTAGTCTCTGATAAGATAAGATTTGTAGCCCTCGTTTGGAGCAACATGAGAAGCTGAGTATCTTCTTCGCCTGTCATTTTCTTCAGCAACTCTATAGACATATCAATCCTCTTCTAAGAACTCAGGTTCAGGGAGGATTTCCTCAAGAACATCTGAGATAGCGACACCATTGCTGGCAAAATTGTTAGCCAGCTCAGCATAGCGCTCCTCAGTAATCTCAAGTTCCTCGCCTGCCAGTCGTTTCACATTTGATTCCCAATCGTAGAAATCTTGTTTGATTTTAAATTTCACTTTTTAAATCCTCCAGCACCTCTACAATTTCGGCTTTTGATAACTTATAGGCGCCAGCTATGCCAGCTTCTTTGGCTAGATTCTTCAACTCTTCTAGAGTCTTATTCTCTAAATCAGAATACTGGCTAACCCGCTCCTCTTGGATATAATGACGTCGTAGCAATAAGCTCATATCGTCACCTCTTACTCGCCGAATTTTACAACTCGTGTAGGGTCGTATAGGTAAACACCGTAGTGTTCATCACCAGTGATGACTGTTGTCTTTTTAAGGATGTCACGGTCTGTTTCGATAGCCACATCACGTTTTAGCAAAATGACAAAAGCACCATATTTATTGGCATCATCTGTCTGAGTTTGGCTAGGAGAGACTTTGACGATAAAGCCTTTACCTTCATCAACTTTTTTAGAGCGTACAATTTGCACACCAGCTGCTTCACCGAACGTTCCGGATACAACCATATCTGCGCCAAGCTCTGAACCTTTAGTCCATTCTTTTGCTACGTCAGTTTTTAGCTTGATAGCATCTTTAGGGTTGATGATAGCAACATATCGCGCATCTTCTTCGTCCTCAAAAATCTCAAGAGCTTTATCAATAGTCGCTAGAGTTGTTGGAGCCTCTGCAACGTGCTGTGTTGCAGTCTTAGCTACTGCGACCAAATCATTATCAATCTTGTTAGCGATAGCCAACCCAAGCTGGTAAGTAGCTTGACCTAGTGGGTCTCCAAGACCTGACAAAAGAGCTTCATCGGTAACTTCATAACCTTTAGCAGCTTTTTTGATGGTCATAGTGGTCTTTTTAGTAGTCAATTGGTCTGGAGAAATAGCTTGACCTTCTCCAACCTCCGTCGCATCTCCTGCGTACTCCCATGCTGGAACTGTTAGAGTGTCCCCTGGCTGTCCTTCAAGCTCTGTTTCCACATAAGCAAGTGGAGTGAATTTAATCATTTTAGATAGTTTAGCGGAAACCATGTCCGCCATAACTTCTGGGTTAACCATAGTGGCTAATTTAGTTTGTCCTGCTGTCATTTATTTTAACCTTTCAATTTATTATAGAGTTCTGGGTTCTTTTGATAGAGTTCATTTCGACTCTGATAACCCATACGAGCAAATTCTTCTTTTGTGATACCGTCACTATCAACTGGTGCTTGTTTCATTGGGGCTCCGCCTTTTAGCTTTTCTTGTACGCCTTTTTGCACGGCTTGTTCCCATGATTTCTGCAACACAGCGACAGATTCAGATACCGTCTCTGCGCTTGTCAAATCAACTACATTCACTAACTCAACAGGTAAGTCACGTTCACTTAACATTGCTTTAGCTTCTGCAGTCAATTCTTTACGAGCAATAGCCTTTTCACGATCAGCTAGTTCTTGCTCACGCTGATCTAACTGATATTTTTGTTTCTCGTCAGCGTTCATCTTGGCAAGTTTCTTAGCTTCGTTTTCCTTGGCTTCTTGCTCAGCTTCCCATTTAGAGCGTTCGGCAGATAGCATCTTACCGATTTCAGCACGAGTGAAAGTTCGTTCGTGCTTTTCTTCCTGCACTGTATCAACATTTTCTTGAGTGTCGACAGTCTCAGTTGATTCAGTAGATACAGTTGCATTGATTTCTTCTGACATAATTGTCCTCCAGCGATTACGTCGCCACTCGATAATCTCGTTTTACGTCCGGCGACGGAACAGTACAGCTTTTAATGTCATCGGTACAGTTTGGACAATATAAAAACCGTACGGGATTCCATACGGTTAAGTTTTATAATTCGATTCCTTCGATTTCTGATCGAACTTCCATCCAGTATAAATACTGACCCATGGCGCACTTTTGATTTTTAAAAACTTCAATTGAGCATTTTGGCTCAAAATTGAGCGTACCAGCTTCGTATTTGATAACCATTTTATGTAATTTTGTATATTTATCCTTAAGCGCATTGTATTCATCGATAAAACGTCTTTGCCAATCTTCCATTTTTTCTATTCCTTTCTTCAATTCACTAATTTATAGCAATTTACAGTAATTTATAGCAGTCTATTCCTGCCAGTCAAGATGCCGGATCACCTACTTTCTATTTTTGAAACCTGTTAAAATCGCAAGAATAGTTCCTACAATTAAAAAAACAGCCAAAAGAATACCAACCACCCAAAGGCGATTGATACCCAATCCCAGATAAACATATCTTTACTCCTTAAAACAAATCAACTTCATACGATAATGAAGAAATGTCGGTTAATATTTTAGGTAGTAACTCAATCGCGCTGAACGTATCTGCCCCATGAATATCTAATTCTAGTTTCACTGTCGCTGATTCAATTTCGTTTGATCCTGAAAATTCTACGTTAGTTATCCTAATTTTTGCTTTATCCATTTTCAATCCTTTCTGAGCACGAAAAAAGCACTTAGATTTCTCTAGGTGCTTAATTTGTATTATAATTTAAGTTTTTTACAAAACTCTGTTGCATCCATATCAGGATTTTCTCGTAAAAATGCGAGCAATGCACTACCTCGAGACTTATCTTTAGATGTAGTAGTAGAATCAATATTATATGTACGAGTGTAGTCGTCGATGAAGCTATAATTTACCGAATCTTTTCTCTTGTTAGCTAGCTGTTCCCGAATATTGGCAGGATAGAGATAAAAAACGGCTTTGCCTATTTTATGCAATTCTTCATCACTAGCTGACTTCAAAAACGAAACAATAGGCTTTAGAGATAACCCCTGTGTAAAAACTAAAATATCAGCTCTAACACTCGGAATATCTTGAAATGGTTCTAAAAATCTTTTTTTAATCATCTTGTAACTCCAAACTTATCAAATTTAATCCTGATGAATTTTTATCTACGGATATAACTTTAAATTTAGCAGATGGTTTGATAAGAAATTCTTTTTCTTCTGGCATATCCGAAAGCTCAGATATGTATACTCCAGATTTAGAACCTTTTCTTACTGTAATATCCAATAGATACCTTTCTCCGATTCCATCATTAGAGAAGTTTAATGCTTCTTCTTTCGCTAAACTTGTACTCATAAAAGCCTTGTCGATTACAGTAGTCTGACCGACAATTAAGTTATTAAAGTATGATTGTTCTGCCCTAGTTCCACGATAAGTTATGAAACTTTCCTCCGTCTTATAGCTTCCAAATACGGTTTCTAACTTTTTGGAAAGCTCTAGGTTTTCTTGCAAATATCTTTCGACATAAGGAATTTCAGATGCTTCAATTTCCATTAAACCATTTTTTCTGTATTCTTCATAACCTTGCCTCATCACGGAATTTATTTGCTCATGTGGAGACATAGTGTAATTGAAAATAGCATCTTTTTGTTTTTCATCAAGCTCATTATACCACTTTTGATAAGACTTTTGCTTCTTGAAGAAGTCGTCTATTTCACTTGGTTTATCAGCTACAAAAACCTTGTCATCCACTTCTGGTTTAGATTCCTTAACAACG